CAGGCAACATCATTGAAAACTCGTTGCAGTTGCAGTACATCGACGTTGCTCAACGCACCAACATTCGTGGGCTTGTGACTTGGCGCGTCACAGTACAAAACGATTTGCCTTACCAAGCTTCAGTTTTGGTGCAGTGGGCTGACCTACCCGTCGATCAACGTGCTGTTACTGAAGAAGCATTTGATTTGAGCGATTTTTGCACCAACAAGGAGCAAGCATTGCGTACAGCACGGTTCTTGATGAGCAGTCGTCGTCGTGTCACCAAAACCGTGAGTTTCAAGACTGTTCCTGACGCTTTGGGTGTGCAGCCTGGCTCATACATTCGCGTGATCACTGAGGCAAGCACCTATAGCTCAGCAGCAAACGGAGCGATTACAGATGCTGGAACGCTTGTGAGCATCACGACGATTGAAGATGGAACGTATGAAGCGGTGGTTTACAACCCGACGACGCAGGAGGTCAGCGAGACGCAGATCACCATTGCGGATAACGCAGTCACCGACTCAACGTTTAATGGAACGTTCTTTACGTTGCTGAGCGGCAGCACAGATTACAGCGTCTACCAAATTGAGCAGTTGAGCTTGGAGGAAGACGGACTGGTGTCTATTACGGCAGTTGAAGTGCCCACCGATGCGTCTGGCGTTAGCATCGTGGCTAAGGATGTTCTGACGCCAGCCAACTTCACCGTTCTTGAGTAATGGCATTCCCGTCTTTGACGCCAACAGGCCGTCAGTTCACCCCAGGAGACTTTCCAAACAAGCGATTCAACGCGCAATCTGGTGCTGAAGTTCGCATCCTTTATGGATCACGGCGTACTAACGCAGTACTAAGCCTGTCTTACGCCAACGTGACAGACGCCAATGCTGAATCGTTTTTGGACGATTACAGCGCTCAACTCGGCACGTTCCGTACATTCACGCTGCCATCAGCTGTCTTTGAGGGATGGTCTGGAACGGCATCAAAGTTAGACGCTCCATCTGGCACAAAGTGGCGTTATGACGCTGAGCCGCAAGTGCAGGCAGTGCGTCCGGGTATTAGCAGCGTTACAGTGTCATTGCGAGCGGTGGCGTAATGGCAAAGGTTTACTCCGGCAGAGATGGCGTGATGCAGCTTGCTGGAACGACCCTTGCCAAGGTCGTGAACTTTTCGCTGTCCGCCAATCTTGAAACGCTCGAAACCACCACTTTGAGCGAAAACATTCGCAGCTATACGCCTGGTATCTCGGGCTATAGCGGCAGCGCGACGTTGCTGTATTACAAGGACGACAACAACGCTATCAACACAACCGATCTGCTGAACAAGCTTTACAAGACCGGCACAACTGGCGTTAGCAGCTCCGACACCGTTGAGCTGACCTTCCGTTGGGTTGATGGAACGGATAACAACGACATTAAGCTGACGGCTTATGTGACCAGTGCTTCGATTGGAGCGGCAACTGGTGACATTGTGCGAGCTGAGATTGCGTTCCAGGGCACCGGAGCACTGTCTACGGTCACGATCTCATGAGTGTTTACCTTGGCACTTATGGTCAAGTAGAGCTGCAGCGGCAGTTTGACGGGAGTGAGCTGCGTTCCACAATCAATCCGTCAGACGTAAATGCAACTCAAAAGCGGTTTAGCTTTGACTTTGAGCATGGTCAGCTGCTGAGCGGCGATCAGATTGAGATCACCAGCACCGATGGAACGGATCTTGATTTTATCGACAGCTACACCAAGACCAGCGTCAAAAAGTTTATTCACGTCGATGAGCTAGACGGCATCAGGCTTTACGACTCGTTTGCCCATGCGGTGAATGGTGGAACGACGAACGCAACCGCTCTTGCGACGCCTGCAAACGATCTGCCCATCAGGGTGAAGGTTGAAAACGCTGAATACAAGGTGTTGGCTCAAGTCAACGGCTTTGAGCTAAACACTGAGCGCGAGACCGTAGACACCACAACGCTTTCTGACGAGTTTCGCAACAGGATTAGCACGTTGATGTCTGGCTCTGGCCGGATGTCTGCGTTCTGGGAGTACACCGGCAACACCAGTCAAGAACTGCCGAACTACTTGGTTGAGCTGTCGTTACGAACGCGAGTTGGCAGCCAATTTAAAGCTCGTTTTTACATCAAACGCACCACTCACAATCCTGGCGGTGTAGCTGCCAACGCTAATGACGAGGTTTTCTATGAGTTCACTGGTGTGTTGACCGGTTGCGCCGTGCAATTTGCTCCAGACAACAGCGTGCAGGTGCAGGCCGATTTCATCACTACAGGATCGATCGAGTTGCGCATGACTCTTGAGACTGAAAGCAAGGTGCTGCAAGAGACTGAGGATGAAATTTACCTTGAGCAGGGAACCGACAACGCTTTGCTGCTGGATCCCTAGTTGTGACGGCTCTATGATGAGCCCAACGTGGTTCATGTATAGGGTCTCATGGCTGACCTAAAGATCAGTGCCCTTAACGCCCTTTCTGGGGCTGATCTGGTCGCTGCTGATGTGGTTGCTGTTGTTGACGACAGTGCTAGTGAGACTAAGAAGCTGACGGTCAGTGATCTGATTGCCAACGGAGTCACGCTGATTTCAAACAGCACGATCCCAAGCGCCAAGATCGTATTTTCCGCTGGAGCGATTGACACTGCAGAGCTGGCAGCGTCTGCGGTTGAGACTGCAAAAATCAATGACTCGGCTGTCACCGCAGCCAAGTTGGCCGACAACTCCAGCGTATCGCTGGTTTCCTCTTTGCCTGCTTCAGGCGATTTTATTGGACAAGTTGCGCTGAATACGGCTGATAGCGACAAGATTTACGTCTGGGACGGATCGTCTTGGGATTCCGTCAAAGCTGCTGGCTCCATCAACGTTGTTAGTGGGAGCACTACAGGCATTGTCAATATCGTCGCTTCTACGAGCGGTGACACCGTAACTGTCAGCGCAACGCTGGACGACACCACTGCAGCTGCTCAGTTTCTTGCTGGTCCTACTGGGGATGGCGGTTCAGTCAGCTATCGAGCTATTGCTGGTGGTGACTTGCCGACTGCAACCACTACTGCAAAAGGTGGTGTGATCGTCAACGGCAATGGCCTGACGATGTCTAGCGACACGATCGCTATTGATAACACCGTCACTGCAGAGACTTCTGAAAACCACATCGTTCAATACGACGCCAATGGTCTGATTACTGGCGGTCGAGCGATTGTTGCTGCTGACGTTCCAAACGCCACATCCACCACTGTTGGTGTCATCAAACCTGGCTCTGGCCTTGGGGTCACTGGTGCGGGTGAACTTAATCACGACAACTCGGTTACTGCTGGTACTGCTTCTAAGGTCACGTTTGACACGGAAGGCCATATCACTGGCACGGAATCGCTGGTTGCAGCTGATATTCCTGATCTAGATGCGAGCAAGGTCACAACAGGAACTTTTGCTAGTGCGCGTATTGCAAGCGATGCAGTCACAGCAGACAAGCTTGCTGATCGTTCTACAGCAACGATTGCAGAGACAACCCCTGCAGGCGGAAATTACATCGGGCAGCTCCACCTAAACAGCATCAGTTCAGATCTGTTTTTATGGGACGGAAACGTTTGGCAGCCGATTGGCATCAGCGTCGGTGAAATTGTTCTTGCTGGAACGTATGACGCCAGCACCAACTTGATGGCGACTGTCACCTCCGAAGGTACGGCGTTGAGCTTTGTTGTGGGCAGCGCCCTTCCTGCAGCTTCGGATGCCAATAAAGGGTACTACGTTGTTGTGAGTGAGGCGGGCACCGGTACATCCCCTGCACCAACAGTTGCGCTAAACCCTCCTGATTTCTTGCTGTCTACGGGCTCGGCATATACCGAGATTGATGTTTCTTCGACGGTTACGGCGCAAACAGCAAGCAACGTTGCATTTACCGCCGCAGGCAACATTTCGGCCACCAACGTTCAGTCTGCAATTGAAGAGCTTGACTCTGAAAAAATCTCAGCAGCCAGCCCAAGCCTGACTGGCACGGTTTCAATCGGAACTGGCGGAACGATTCAGTTTGAGGGTGCAACTGCCAACGACTTCGAAAGTACGTTGACGGTAGTTGACCCAACGGCTGACAGGACTTTGTCGCTGCCTGATTCGACCGGCACCCTCGTCAGCACGGGAGATACGGGAACCGTCACCAGCACGATGATTGCCGACGCAACTATTGCGACTGGCGATATTGCAGATTCAGCGGTTACTACAGCAAAGATCAATGATGACGCTGTAACTGCTGCCAAGCTTGGCGCTGGTGCTGTTGACACAACCGCTCTTGGCGATGCGTCTGTAACCACTGCAAAACTCGGCGCAGATGCAGTCACTAATGCAAAGGTGGCTGATGGGGCGATTGACACTGAGCACCTGGCCGCAAGTGCAGTTGAAACAGCAAAGATCAACGACGGAGCGGTAACGACTGCCAAGCTCGCAGCAACGTCTGTGACTGGAGCGAAGATCGCCAACTTGGCGGTCGATACAGCACAACTAGCAGCAGACGCTGTCACTGGCGCAAAGATCGCTGATGACACGATCAACTCAGAGCACTATGCGGCTGGGTCGATTGATACTGAGCACCTTTCTGCCGATTGCGTTAACGGCACAAAGATTGCTGATGATGCGATTGATTCAGAGCACCTGGTTGACGGTTCTGTCGATGCAGCCCATTTGGCTAGCAGCTCTGTCACCACTGCAAAGATTGCAGGCGATGCCGTCACATCAGCCAAGATCGCAGATGACGCCATTGATTCTGAGCATCTTGCCGATGGGTCTATTGATGCTGTCCACCTGTCAGCTGACTGCGTAAACGGAAGCAAAATTGCTGATAACTCGATTAACTCTGAACACTATGTAGACGGGTCTATTGACGCAGCCCACTTGGCAACAGATTCGGTCACCTCAGCGAAGATTGCAGCTGGAGCGGTTGGGTCAAGTGAGCTGGCAAGCACTGCTGTTACCGCAGCAACTTACGGCGCAAGCCAGAGCGGTGTGCCGTCGTTCACTGTTGATGCTGATGGCCGCCTGACTGCGGCAAGCACAGACACCAGCCCGACGTTTAGTGGCACCGTACAAACAGGCACTGCCCGAGCTGTTGATGGCGCCGGTGCATCGCTTGAAAGTTTTGGAGCTGTTCGTGCTGCAAGACCGAGCAGTACGGCAGATCCAAGTAATTCAAATGTATGGGAAGGTTGGTATGGAACAAGTGTTACTTCAGAAATCAGGGCGGATGGCAGTGCCATATTTAACGGCGACGTCGATCTGCAGGACAACGACAAGTTAAAGCTGGGCACTGGTGATGACCTACAGATTTATCACGATGGAAGCCACTCATATATTGATGACGCTGGAACAGGCACACTGAAAATCCGTAGCAATCACCTCGACATTGAGAAATACACGGGTGAAACTTGCGCTAAATTCAGGGCTGATGACAACGTAGAGCTTTACTACAACAACTCTAAAAAGTTTGAAACCAAATCAGACGGTGTAGATATTACAGGCGAGCTTCAATGCGACAGCCTGGATGTTGATGGAGGGGCTGACATTGCAGGAGATGTCAACTTCCACAATAGTGTCAGCTTGCAAGATAGCGACAAACTG